GGGTTAATGTTAGTTATTTTATACATAGAATTAGGGTAACTGGTCACAAATATATGCTATATTTCGGACAGATAATCAATGAAGCAATAATAATGGAAGATAAACTCATCAAAGTTATGGACTAACCAATACTGACCTCCTGCATTCTCAATGGCATTCTGATATTTAATCTGATCAATTGATTGTTTATCTTTCATCTTTACCTCAATCTTTACACTCCTGCCTTGAATCGTTGCAGAGATATCAGCACTTCCTTTCTGCCCTGTTCCTTTCTGCCATTCTACACTACCTATCATTCGCTTCTGTCCTAATGCATCAGATACTACCTTTGTCTTATCAATCATTCTGCCAGTAGTATTAATTCGCTCAGCTTGTCCTCCATGCAGATTGATCCAGGCAATTACGCACCTCGTTAGTCCATTGGCGGTCTTATCGGTAAACTTAGTTAGCGGAATGTATGCAGGAGGCATTGATGGATACTTCTTGCATTCTTCTGAATGTTTTAGTTCGATTAGTTTTTTTAGCATATTCTATTTATTTTTAAACACTACCCATCTACCATCTAAGGATGTACCATGTTCTGTATTGTAGTTCTTATAATTGGCATAGGTATCAATCCATATCTTAAACCTTTTTTGTTTTAGCCATTTGTTAAAATCCTTGTACTCAGTGATAAATCTATTAAACAGATCCGTTTTGTTTATTCTTTCTCCTGGTACTAACATTGCATCATCCATAAATTCGATAAATTCAGTTGCTGTCTCTTTGTATAGCTTTCTTAACTCCAGGTTCTTATGCTCATACCTAACCAATCCGTTCTCCATGTAGTAACGTAGACAGCTAATCATGAATGAGTAGAACATATTCCATTCTTTATCATCCCATCCATCAAAAAGTAATCCTCCGAATTCTTGCTCAGGTGTATGATTAGCATTAAAATAGCTGCTAAATTCAATCTCAAATTTCCTCCTATCAAATGATCCTCCTACACCTCCAATGGTATAATTGGTTGTTATCACTATCTTTGGACTTCGGGATACTGGTATCTTTATAGCATCTTTGTTCTTCTTCTCAATGGTGATACCTTCAGTAATAATACTAAATAGACTTTCAAAGTTAAAGGATTTCTCAACATCATCAAATACTAACACCTGCGTATCTGCGTTCAATGTTTGGTAAGCAAAGTTTTTATTGAAATCGAATTGCTTACCATCAATAGTATCAACCTTTTTAACGAATTTTAGAGCATTACAGAATAATCCTTTACCACTTCCTCCATTCGGGTTATCAGAGATGGTCTCATCATTGATAATAATTGCTTTGTTATTGGCTGAGGTCTTATGAGAATGTAACAGATAACCGATTACTGAGATAATTGTATCGTATCTTACCTGCTCACAATCTGCTACTAATGAGATAAACTTGTTATACACGCAATCCTCAAAGAAACATTCATTGTATTCACGATCAATGATCTGCTTCTTCCATACAAAACCATCTAAATCTATGTAGTCAATTATCTTAATACCTGTCAATGACACCTCCACTACGTTAGACTTAAAGTATAGATATGCATTATCCTTCGTATCTTCCTTAAATCTGATGTCAATGATGTCAATGGTATTTAAGAAATCTTCTTTAAAGTACTTTGGTAGATTAGTCATGTACTGATACACATCGTATTCTTTCTGCTTTAACAAGAACGATAGTACAAAATCCTTTATTTTAACTTCATTGACTGTATCAATAATGTTGTTCTCGATTCTAATCAGTATGAACGATTCACTACCTTCAGGATAATACTTGTAATATCCATTCTGCTCTAACCAGGTCTTATACTTAAAATTATCAATACCGATCTTATTGTTCTTTGTTATGAACCAAAATATATCGGTAGGTGTATTTTCAAGTATGGTCTCAACATCGATTCCTTTATATTGCTTCTTTAGTTCATCAATCCCTACACCTTTCTTAAGGTCTTTACGAAGCTGCATTACCTTCTTATCATCATCGAAATACTTTGTTCTAAATGCTGATACTTTAGAATATGCTGATCTGATGGTTCTCTCTATCTCCTTCTCAGTAAAATCCTTCTGTATAAACTTTTGGCAGTAGTATTTACAGCTATCCTGAGATACACCAAATTCATTAAAAGCAGAAGCTAAGATAAACAGATTAGTATTCCTATTAGCACTCATGCTGTAGTTCTTATCAAACCATTTTATCAGTCTGCTTATGATCTCGTTCTCATCCTCCAAAACTATTATAGGGGAATTTTCAATAAACGATGATCCTAATATCTCATCAAATTTATTCCATTCCTTTGATTGCGTATTAATGTATATCTTCTCATCATATGATTCATAACATACTCTGCTCACATCCTTACAAGCAATATCAAAGTTTTCAGAATTGTAATACTTTTCTAATGCTATAAAGTAATCTCTATGGTTTTCTACCACTGGAGGTATCTTTACGATTAACTTTAAACCATTACCTGAAGGAGAAGTAAAGACAGAAAAGGTATACTCATCCTTCTCAAATTTCTTCCGATCTGCGGTCATCTTCTTATCCGATTCATACTTATCGAAGTCTAAACAGATATACCCGGAATGATCCTTTAGACCTTTTGCGTTCCTATTGGTAAATGTTCCACTAAATAAAATTGCAGGAAGTTTAATTTTTAATGCATCCCTCTTTTCTTTATTCTTCTCGTTTCTAATGGCTTCAACCAGTTCTTTGCTCTTACCAGTCTTGATCCGCTCCAAAATAAATGTGATATCCTTGTAGAATGGTGTTGATGTAGTGTATAAATCTTTAAATATTGTTACCATAGTTTTTATTTTGAGGAGATGCAAATGTACTTATTTATTTTAATTATTACACATTAACACATTATTTCTCTAATCATTTCAAATTTTAAAAAGAGAAGGCACTGTTTTTTAAAAAAGTTTCGAAAACAATGTGCAATGTGTAACATTTTAGGATAACTTATTGATTATTAATACTTTAACCTATTTTCAATGTGTAATGAATGTGTAATGGAAGTGTAACAAAAAAACTGCTAATTTTCATTAGCAGTCTTATTATCAGCTAATTAACTAAAAAGGGATATCATCCTCGACTGGAGCAGACAATGATTTCATCACTGGTGCTGATCCAATTACATCGACTTTCCAACATTCGATTGTATTAAAGTACTTCAATTCACCTTTTGGACTTTTCCATTCCCGACCTCTTAAATTGATTTCTAACGATACTTCAGTACCTACAGATAGATTATCAAGCATAACACATTTATCGTTCGTACATTGTACTGAGATGTGCTGCGGATAGGTTGGATTATCGTTGGTGGTAATCACTAATTCTCTTTTCTTGAACTTATCGGATACCTGTTCTGTTTGTCCGACTAACTTTACTTTGCCTTGTAGCTTCATTTTTTTTAGTTTTTAATTGTTAATTTACTATTGTTTAAGACTTTGATTGTTTCTTCGTTTAACTTAATCCATCTAATCCATTTATCGTTATCATCATAAAGACCTATCATGCTGATAGATATTTTTTGACCGTAGGTATCAGGTATTAACTCTGCTTTTTTAATTTTTAGGTACATTTGTTTTTGTTTTTAGTTAATTTTACCTAATTTATTATTAATTTTACTTGCATATTCATCCAGGTACTCTCTACATTTGACAACCTTGTCAATAATCTCCTGCACTAATTGGGAATCAGATTCCACATTATACGCAGTCCATCTTTCCTCAATCGGCATATCTGAGTAGATCACCTCATTACCATAGTTACATTCTTCCGGTGTATCACATAGACCATAGAATAGAATAGCTTTTGGTTTATTATACAGGTGCATGTATCCTCTAAGCTGCCATTCATAATCTTTATCTAATCCATTACAAGCTGCATGAAGTCCTTTTCTTCCCCATACCGACTTAACATCTACAATGGTATCATCTAACTGCACATCGCAAGTACCAGTAAAGTATTCGTCTTCCTTATGTTCATCGTTCTTAAATGCTAATCCTTTGTCTAAGACAGATGCCATTAAGTCAATACATTCAATCTCAACCATGTTGCCCTTATCGAAGTATTTTGAATGGATTTCTTCATTATCATTGGCATACCAGTTCTCTAAGTAAGTTTTACATCCTGCTGATAATTCTCCTTTAACCTTAGCATTGGACATTATTTGTCCAATCTGTGAGCATCTGATCTTAAATAATCGCATCTCTAACCTCCTTACTTAACTTGTATTTGGTTTCCACTTGCTCAATCGTAGCTTTGCCATTTGTGATTGCATCCTTTACTTTAATAAAGTTAGGACTGTCTAAGATCAGATCAGGTAATGTCTTAACTACTTTCTCAGATTTGATACGCAATGCATCGATGAACTCTCCGAATGCTTTGATTTTGACTGTTACTAACTTGAATGATGTTCCAATCCATTTCTCAACATAAGGAGATCCGCTAAGATTAGTCAGCATTTTACTGTTGGTAGCATTCATAATCATCGGTTTGTAACCTTCAGTAAAGTGAACGATGGTATGTTCTTCAGTTCCTTCCTGACCTTTAACCATTTCTCGTTTAACATCTTTAACTGTTACGATACGTTCCTCGCCAGGTTGAAAGTCATACGATCCTAAGTATAACGGATTCTGTAATTTTTTCCAGTGTGTTAGTTGTTTTTCCATAGTTTTTGTTTTTTGTAAAGATAATTAATTAATAAATAATGAACTGTAATATTTTACACTAAAATGCGAGATAAAGTGTGAATCTGTTTCGGCATTATACCGGATGTGAGCATTCGGATATGTCTTTTGTATTTCCTTTAGTTCTGCGATCATTTCTTGCATCTTCCTACAATATCATATTCGTTAATACAAAATGTTGTTACTGAATCGCAATACTGCTGATACTTCAAAACATACTCAATCTTTACTGCTTTGATCTGTTCTGATGATTCTTTGCTTTTGTTGATATAACTTCCTGCATAGATCATGGTAATTAAGATTACTAATAGTAACCACTGGAGGTCTTTCTTCATACTTGATAAGTTTTATAGATTTGTGTGTAGTGGTCAATTCTGCTATCTTTTGGATTCATCTCCATGATGCTGAACAGTTCTCTTTCGATTGCATAAATCTGAGCAATCCGCTCTGCCTTATCGTTTCCTCTTAGAGTAGCTGAATGAATAGTGAAGTCCTCATACTTATTCTTTACATACTTGTAAGATAACTTCAGATGCTTTGCTGTTGTCTCAGGTGTCATGCCTTTAAGATAGCAATCGTAAACCTGTTGCTGTGAATTTGCTTGTGTTATTTTAGTCATTTATTGTTAGTTTATCTAAACAATCTGAACATACATCGATTGCTTTTAGGTTTATCATTAAAATATGTAGATCGTATTCCCAACATTCTTTTCCGCATTCATGACATTTCGTATCATTCTCGGTGGGTGTATCTAACTTCCAGTCATCGTAACTCATATTAGATTCTCCTCTCTTAAAGTCATCATCTGACAGAATGTAAACTCACCATCCTTTAACCTTGAATACAATGTACTTCTGCTAATGTTAAGCATCATTGATATTGCTTTCTTACTGATGCCTTTCTTCTTAATGGATTTCTCCAGTACTTTTCCGTAGTTTATCTCTCTCATTAGTATTCAATTAGATGGGTTTCTCTTCTGTACTTCATTTGGCTCTTTACATGGATAGTTACTTTATCCTTACTAAAGTAGAACAGTCTCTCTTCATTGCCGAACATCTCAAATGGTTCATAAACTTTAACATTGTAATCTGCGGCTAATAGCTTCAGAATGTTATCATTTGCTACAAAGATTTTAGCTGTAATACCTTCAACATCTAATGTATTAAGTAGTGTAATCAGCTCGTTAATTTTGATTTGTGTTTCTTGTTTTGTCATAGTTTTTGATTGTTTTAGTTAAGGTTTGATTATTTCTGTTTCTAATGTATTTCATCCATGCAGAGTAACTTATGAATCTGTGATCAGGATTAACTGTTGATTGTATTAGTATCATTGGTTTATGCAGTGTAGGATGCTGCTCCCCTTTGGTTATTTATCTTCCTTCTTTTGAATATTTTGTATTTATACTTGTTTTACATCCATCTTTATCTATTGAAAATGCTACTATTGATATGCTATTCATTTCTTTTGATGCAAATAAATCAGTAGATAAATATTTCATCATTTCTTTTTTAGAATTAAAAGTATTTTCTACTTCTGTCTCAAATACTGTTAAAATATATGTTCCGTATTTCATAATTTTAAGTTTTAAATTGTTTGTTTGATTTTGATAGGACAAATGTATATCTTATTTACATTCGCCCGACATAAGTGTATGAAAATAATTGTAACTAACTGATAATGAGGCAGAAAATTTTACAAATAATTTGGAATAATTAGCAAATCTATAGGTTTTCTTATTTTATTAGGTATCTTTGAATGTGAAAAGAAACGATATTCTTCTGTTTATCTACAATTCAAAAGCTGTCAAGTCATCTGCAATCCGCATCACCAAAGGAGATGACCTATACAATGACCTGTTATCTGAACTGTTGATTATCGTTGCTGAGATGGATATTGAATACCTGGTTAATCTTTATAACAAAAAGACTTTAGAGATATACTGTTATAAGATTATGTACTATCAATATACTCAACCTCACATGGCTTTCTACAAGAAGTACAGAAGCTGCGAAACAACAACAAAGGGAGAAGTATACGAAGATGATAACATTGATCAGATACATTCAGATGTTGTATTACTGATGAATAAGATAGAAAAGAAGATAGCACAGAAACGATTCCCGACAGAATTTAGATTGCTTGAACTATACGTTGAGCATGGTACTTATCGAAAGGTAGGAGCATTGGTGGGTATATCGTTTAAGACAGTTCAGTACATGGTTAAAAATATAACAGAAAAAATAAAAACAGAATATGATATTAGTTGTAACAAGTAGCAGAATAACAGGTCTGCAATACCACAGGCAGATAGTTCCTTTTGCATCATTAGGGATAGAGGTGGAGTTTACTTATAATGAATCTGAACTAACAGATGACTATTTAAAGAAGTTTAAATGTATTTCCTTCCTGCGAGAGATTAAGTCAGATGTGACCAGGTACAAACGATTAGGTCTTAAAGTACATTTTGATATTGATGACTATTGGGTACTACCAAAGAATCACAGTCTTTATCTTCAGTATAAGAATAATGGATATGCTGAAAATACTATACAAGCATTAAAGGATGCTGACTTTATTACTACTACTACTAATTACTTAGCAAGTAGAATCAGAGAATACAATCAGAATGTGTATGTATTAGCGAATGCCATTAATACTGAGGAGGAACAATGGCAACCGAATCCAATCGAGGTAACACATAACAGAATGAGATTCGGATATGTAGCAGGAGTTCATCATATTGCTGATGTAGAGATGTTGTATCCTGAACTTATGAAGCTGTATAAAGATGAAACGATCAGAGGGAAATGGCAGCTATTGACAGCAGGTTATAACTTTAACCAGGATGCAAAAGGTGAGATAACACCGAATCCATATTACAAGTACATTGAGCAATGCTTTACTGGAGGGTATCATTTATTGAACTTGAACTATAGAGAGTTACTTATGTCCAATAGGGTATTAGAGTTCAAAGATATGGATGAACCATACATGAGACTAAATGGTATGCCGATCCTAGAGTATGGTAAGCTATACGATTCTATTGATGTGGCATTAGTTCCACTGATCAGTACAGAATTTAACCGGAACAAATCGCAGCTTAAATTAATCGAAGCAGGATTTAAAAAGAAAGCAGTGATCGTGTCCAATGTTATACCTTATCGTGATGATATTACTCTGCACAATGTATTAGTATCTGCCGATAAGAAATGGAAGGATAATATTAAGTACCTGGTAAAGAATCCTAACAAAGTAGAAGATTTAAAAGAGAATCTATTTGAGTATGTATCGGCAAGGTATGACATAAAGATAGTGAATGTAGAACGTAAACAGATATTCGACAGATGGTTAGCATAGGAATAGGGATAACTACTTACAATCGACCTGAGTGTTTAAAAGAGTGCTTAGAGCATATCTATAAACATACGTTTACAGAAAATGTAAAGTTTTATGTAGCAACAGATACCGATGAAGATCGTAGAGGTGTAGCATTTAGAAAGAATGAATGTCTCAGGTCTTTAAAGAATTGTGACCATATCTTCCTATTCGATGATGACTGCTATCCGATTAAGGATGGATGGATTGAGTTCTTTATACGAAAATCACAAGGCGAACATGTTTTATTTTTAAACGATAAACTACATAACCATATAGTAACGATGTCAAATATAAGATGTTATAATGATTGTGGTGGGGTGTTTATGTATATAACAAAAGAGCATTTAAACAAGGTTGGAGCGTTTGATGAAAAGTTTGAAGGATACGGCTTTGAGCATTGTGATTGGAGTATTAGATGTAATGACAATAAAAAGGTTTTCTATATGATACAAGGGACTGAAGAATATCTATTTGCTCATGATTACTCAACAGCGAATCATAAGAGTAGTATAACTGATAAAGAAAAAGAGATTCATATTAAAAATAATTGGGATAAATTTTTTGATTGTAAAATTGAAAATATTTATATACCTTTATAGCATGAAAAAGTGTATAATTTGCAAGGAAGAGAAAGAGCTTATTTTGTTTTCTAAGGACAACTATAGGAAAGATAAGCTATCGATTAAGTGTAAGGTGTGTGCAAAACAAAAAAGTATAGAATATTACAATAAAAACAAATCTGAAATATACAAAAAAAGACGTGAGTATACAAAAAAATATAATGCAATTCATGGCAAGGAGTATCGAGATAAAAACAAAGAGAAAGCTAGGTTAGTAGGACGTGCTTATTATAAAAAAAACAAGGCGAAAATGAATAAAAGGTCTACTGAATTAACTCTTGCAAAAAGAAGAACAAAAATAGAATACAAGATTGTTCACAATTTAAGGTCAAGAGTGGCGTTGGCAATAAAAAATGGATATAAAAAAACAAAAACAATAGAACTATTAGGTTGTGATATTATTTTTTTTAAACACCATATTTCAAGCCAATTTAAAGATGGGATGAGTTGGGATAATTACGGCAAACATACATGGCACATAGACCATATTAAACCTTGTGTGTCATTTGATTTAACTAAAGAAGAAGAACAAAGAAAGTGTTTTCACTATACAAACTTACAACCATTATCAGCATTTGATAATCTAAGCAAAGGAGGTAAATATTAAGTTGCTATTCAAATATACTACCAGGTCAAGACGATCTAACTTTCTTAGGGGGTATGATTCTATATTGGATAAAATAGCTAACAGAGAGGATTATCATGTACTGATCTCAGTAGATAAAGATGACCAGAGTATGTATCCTCTTCCGGTATTAGATGGTAACTATACCTTTGTAGTTGGTAACAGTAAGAATAAGATTGATGCTATAAATAGAGACATTAATGAGTTCGATTATGACTTCGATATACTTATCAATATGTCTGATGATATGATTTTTACTAAGAAAGGATTTGATGATATTATTCGTGCTGAATTTTACAATGACTTTAACCAGTACATTCACTTTAACGATGGTAATCAGAAAGACAATGTATGTACAATGCACATCGTAGGAAGAGAATATTATAACAGATTTAAGTACATTTATGATCCCGATTACATATCTTTATGGTGCGATGTTGAGAATGACATTGTAGCTAAGCAGTTAGGATGTTACAAGTACATGGGCGATAACCTTAAACTATTCAAACATCTTCATCCTGCATGGGGGTTAGCACCTCAAGATGCATTAAGTATTAAGACAGAGGATAGAGCATTATGGATAGCAGATGAGATTACATTTAACAAACGTAAAATAAAGAACTTTGGACTATAAATTATCAATCCTGATTCCCACATTACAGTCAAGAGAAGCTACACTACTCAAGACTGTTAATCTACTCAATAGACAGATAGTAGATTGCGATGCATTTAAAGACATTGAGATACTTATCGATACAGATAACAGAGAAACACCAACAGGAGAAAAAAGGAATAGACTAATAGAGAAAGCAAAGGGTAAGTATGTTGTATTCTTTGATGATGATGATGAACCTTTGGAATCCTATATATTTTTAATTATGTGTGCGATTGACAATGATCCTGATGTTATTCCTATCAATGGGTACATAACTACCAATGGTCATAACTTAGTTCATTGGGATATGGGATTGAACTTTAACTATGGATCAAAAGTAGTTGATGGCAAATTAATTTACGAAAGATTCCCGAATCATATTGCTCCAATGAAAAAAGAATTGATTAAAGACTTTAAGTTCTTACCGATAACAATCGGAGAGGATTACGAATGGGCAAAGAGGATACACGATGCAAAAGTATTAAAGACAGAGCAAAGAATAAATACACCGATTTATCATTATAAATTTATACAAAATAAATAACCATGTACTCTCAGAATCAAGAAGAACTATACATCCTTAATCACTTTAAAGATAGAACAGGTGTATTCCTGGACTTAGGAGCGTATGATGGTAAAGACCTATCCAACACAAGAGCATTGATGGAGAAAGGTTGGCAGGGTGTATGCTTTGAACCTAATCCGAATGTATTTGAGAGACTTGCAAACAATTGTTTAGACTACAAGTATGTCTATTGTTATGAGTTAGCGATGGGTACTTTAAACGGAACTTTTGATCTTAATGCAAACGATACTTATTACTCTACCTTAATCGATAGCGAGATGGGTAGATGGGATGGTACTTATACATTTAAGACAGTAGAATGTGAAGTGATAACCTTTGAACATTTTATGCTTACAAGTCCTTTCAGATACTATGATTTTATTTCTATTGATTGTGAAGGTATCGACTATGAGATTCTTACTCAGATAGACTTAGATAGAGTTCAATGTTCAATGATCTGCATAGAGACCAATGGCAAAGAGACACAGAAGTACATTGATTACATTAACAAGTTCAATGGCTTTAAGGTAGTTCATGTTAATGCTGAGAACCTAATAATGGCACGATGAAATTAAGTATACTAATAGCTACAGTTAAAGAAAGAGAAGAGAAGTTCAATCGGTTGTTTAATCGCATTGTATCACTTGTAATCGATTATGATGGGGTTGAGGTGTTATACAACAATGCTCCTCGTTATGATGAACCTAATGGTTTAACTGTGGGAGAGAAAAGACAGGCATTAATCGATGTTGCTTCCGGTAAGTATATCATGTTTGTCGATGATGATGATGATGTACTGGATAACTTTATCGAATCGTTATATCCTTTGCTCGATCATGATGTAGATGTTATCAATGCAGATGTCTTAGCTTATATCGATGGTGTTGGACATATTATTGATCAGTCTATCTATCATGAATCAGAACAGCTTAAGGATGGTATTACCAAGAGATATCCTTCAGTTATGTCTGTATGGAATAGAGAACTGACAAAGAAAGTAAGATTTAAACCTTTAAACAATGGAGAGGATTTTGATTGGACTAAGCAGATGAATCCGCAGTCTGAGATTAAAGTACATTTAATATGGCAAATCTATAACTATTCATCTGTAAATAATATAGCAAGTAAAGCTACAAGGATGTGCATAGTTACATTCAGCAATACTGAACGATATAACATTTTAGCACATAGAATGAGAGAAAGCGTGAAACCTTATGGTATCGATTTCATTCATTACACTAACTATGCAGAAATCAATTGTAAGTCACATTCTGAGTATCCTTATGCATTCAAACCTTACTCAATACAGAAAGCAAGGGAGCAAGGATATAATCTTATCTTATGGCTTGATTCAGCTATTTACTTAACAAAGAATCCAAGTGAAGTATTCCAGTACATTAAAGATAATGGTGTAATGCTATTCGATAACATCGGCTTCTCCATTGCTTCATTTACTCATAATGAATGTTTAGCACATTTTGGAATGGATAGAAAGGATGCCGAGAACTATAAGATGGTCATGGCTTGTGCTATGGGATTCAATTTTAATACAAAGATAGGTACAGATACATTTAATGAATACTTAGGATATGCTCATACAAATGCTTATCAAGGGAATTGGCATGAACATCGACACGATCAATCTGTTATCTCATGTATTGCTCAGCAGAAAGGCATTGAACTATTACATCCGAATAGAACATTCATAGCTTATGAGAATAATGAAGGGATGAAACCTCATGCAGAATCAGTATGTTTAATTTCTAATGGATAAATATTGCACAAAATCAATAATTAATATACTATAATATGACAGAAGAACAATACAATGAATGTCAAAAGTACAGAGGGGTTATAAATCTCTTTGTTACTTCAGGACAATGTATAGGAGGATTAGATGGGTTATTTAATTACTATGGTGTAAGAGGTCAAGACAGATCATGTCCTTCCTGCATCAGTCAGTTCTTACTTAACAGACATTCTGAACTAATACAATACGAACAAGATAACAATCTGTAAGGTAGCATGATAACAATCTGTAAAGTATGTGCTATAATGGATGAGAATATCATTCCGAAAGAATGTGACTGGTGTGAGTTATGCTCTTCGTTTATTTGTAAAGAATGCAAACCTAATCTTATTAGAAGAGGAATGGCAATGATTAAACTTAAATTAAAGCAGAATGCCGACACCAAATAAGGGAGAACATGAGAGCGAATTTATTCCTCGTTGCATATCCATTCTGATTAACGAAGGGACTGACAAGGAACAAGCTGCTGCAATCTGTTATTCTAAATGGAATGAGAAGGAATCCTTTGCTGATGATAATAAGGTCTCATTTGATTATGATGATACATTAACTACTGATAAAGGTAAAGAACTTGCAAAGAGAATGATAGAAGAAGGAAAGATAGTCTATATCATATCAGCGAGACATTTTGTAGCTAATATGTTAAGTACAGCCAAAGAGTTAGGTATTCCGTTGAGAAGAGTATTTGCTACCGGAAGCAATCAAGCAAAGATTAAAAAGGTATTAAGTTTAAATATAGGTATACATTACGATAATAACAGTGATGTAGTTAATCAGTTAAAAGGAATAGGGAAGTTAATATAATGGCAGCACCAAATGAATATTGGAAATTAATTCCAAATACTAAAGATTATTTTGCAAGTATTAATGGAGAAATAAATAGAAATGGTAAAAATTTATCGCTATGCAGAAATGCAGGTGGTTATTTAATCGTGAATATAAATTCAAAAACCTTTTTAGTTCATAGATTGATTGCTAACACATTTATTGAAAATACTGAAAGCAAAAGAACAGTAAACCATATAAACGGAATAAGAACAGATAATAGTGTTAAAAATTTAGAATGGAATACACATTCAGAAAATTTACATCATAAATATAAAGTATTAAAAAATAAAGCTCAAAAAAACTTTGGAAGTAATAATGGTTTTTCAAAAACTATTTTAAACTTAGATAGTGGAATATATTTTGAAAGTATTACTGAAGCTGCAAATTCAATAAATATAAAAAGAACTACTTTAAATGCTATGCTAACAGGACAGAGTAAAAATAAAACTAACTTAATATACGCCTAAATGTGTCCAGCACCAAAATTTAACCTCTATGGATTAGGGAATAACGGAGGAAGAGAAAGGATATTTGCAACACCTGAAGAATTAGAAGCAAAAGTAATTGAGTACTTTAATTGGTGTGTAGAAACAAAGACCGAGATTGCTAAGAATGGATTAGAATTGTTTATCGGTTTTAATTCAAGAAGTACATGGTCTAACTACATGAAACGAGAAGAGTATTTGGACATATTAAATAGAGCAAAGAAAGCTGTAGTTTATTCTTATGAGTTAGATTTAAGAAGTTTTAAATTTGGTGGTGCTATATTTGCATTAAAGAATTTAGATCCTGATAATTATGTTGATAAAGTAGAAACTGAAAACAAATCTATTGTAACAAATGTCACAGCCAGTTTCGGTGCGACTGTACAGTCCACATCAGAATCAGCAGATGATTCACGAATCGATAGCTAATGGACATCATAAGTACTATGTGTTATCTATCGGTAGACAGTTCGGCAAATCTTTGTTGGCTGTCAATCAGGTACTATATTGGTTTTTTAATGTCCCTAACTGTAAGATAGGATGGGTATCACCAATCTACAAACAATCAAAGAAAGTATTTAAAGATATAGAGAATGCCTTTGCAGAGAATCCACAAGTATTCAAGAGTAAGAACGGAACTGAACTTACTTTTAGTTCGCATAAAAATAGTACTATTGAGTTCTTCAGTGCTGAGCGGTATGATAATATTCGTGGGTTTACCTTTGACTATCTGGTATGTGATGAGTTTGCTTTTATGGACAATGAGGCATGGACTGAAGTACTTCGTGCAACAGTTCTTGTTCGTGGCAAGAAAGTTCTACTAATATCAACACCAAAGGGTAAGAATCACTTCCATCAGATATTCAACCTTGAGAATCAGAATAGTCAGTACAAGTCCTTTCAGATGACATCTTATGACAATCCATTAATCAATCCGACTGAGATAGATGATGCGAGATCAACACTACCTGATCATGTCTTTCGCCAGGAGTACATGGCGGAGTTCGTGGATGGTGGTGCAGGACTATTCAATGACCTAACATTAATCACCAAGTCAGAGAGAACCAATCGGATGTATGCAGGATTAGATATAGGTAGAGCAGATGACTATACTGTTCTGTCTGTGTTCAATGAGACCGGAGAGATGCATTACATTGAGAGATGGAACAAAGATACCTGGTCAAATATCATCGGTAAGGTAATAGCGAGAATAAATGAGTTTAGCTGTTCCACATTCGTTGAGGTGAATGGTATCGGTGATCCTATCTTTGAGCAGCTGAGAGATAGAGTGAATGATAGTGGTTTGATTATACCATTCCTTACCACATCAAAGAGTAAGCAGGATATCATCGAGCAGTTAGTAGTAGCGAATCAGAATAAAGAAGTAAAGATGTTAGATAGAGACTGGCTCATTAAGGAGTTAGAACTATTTACATACGAGTACAATCCAAAGACTAAATCAGTCAGGTACTCAGCACCAAATGGATTCCATGATGATGCTGTAATGGCAACAGCTATCGGATACCATTCCCTCAAAACAAATAAACATTCCGGTATTTATCATATTGTTTAAGTTGCACAAATTGATTCAATCTTATACTTATTAGTATGGAATGGAAAGATATAAACATTAAGCAGTACCAGGATCTCTGCAAAGAGATTGATGAGGATTATGCTGATGATCTCGAAAGGTCAATCGGTATCCTGGCAACATTAACAGATAAGTCAATAGCTTACTACACCGATGAGATTCCCTTAAACAAGCTGAAAGAGAAGCTGATGGAAGTAACATTCATTAAGGAGAAACCAAAACAGCAGAAGATACATTCAAAGATTCGAATTGGTAAGAAACGATACCGATTCAATCTGAATATGCGTAGTG